GTGCCAATTCTTTAAAGACCTCTTTTTGTCCAGCACCCTCTAGTTCAAAAGTCAGTTTGTCATTAGCTCTGTATAAAACTTTCATAATTATTTCCATTCATTTGAATAGCCTAAAATATCAGAAGGTATGTCTGAGATATTTTGTTGATATCTAGACAACAACCTTATAATATCAACAGCATTTTCATGTTGCAAGCTATAGACATTATCACTTTCTAAACCATTAGCCTTTAATAGTTTCTTGATATCTATATTCAATCTTTGTCCAATCACATCAATAAAGTTAATTTGATTATTGGTGATTTTATTGACCGAATTAGCATCTGGATGGTCATCAATTTCTTCTGCCATTTCTTCAGCAGCAACAACCTTCCTAAGTTTTAATGCTCTTCGTAATGCTCGACCTTCTGCTCTGGTTTCTGCTACGGCAACTGGATGATTCCTAAAGATTTTATCGCAATTACCCCAATAAACGTCGGCGGCGCCATCCACAGACACAGTATTTAAACCAAGAGTATCCTCCTCGTGTGGATTTAAACGGTATGTTATGCTGTGAATAGCCGATGCTCTTTTTTCGTTATTAATATCTGGAGTTTGGGCCAATTTTGTTTGAGAGGCTATCACTCTACAATTTAAGGCCTTTTCAAATATTCTTCTTAATCCGTCTGTTGTAGGATTACCCTTAATTTTTTCATCATCTGACAATAGACTTAGCACATAGTCTGTCCAACCCAAATCATTTGGTGTTACATTAACAGTTTCTACAACAGATTCTGGCGTGGCATTAACTTCAACAGTGTCCTTAGTTTCCTTCTTCTTGCTCATTATTTGTCCTCTATTATTATTTTTTGTGAAGAATTTTTCCCATTTATTTGACCAATTGCTTGTAATAATTCAGTATATAATCTATCTGCTCGTGATTTAGAAAAGTCCTTTGTTTGTTTTATTCTAATCAGATGCCATCCTTTACCAATAATAAGTCCTTCTTTTTTTGAATCGTATTTTTTGTTTCGCTTGAGAGAATCATCTCCCCACACTGGTTCAAAATGACTAGGACCATCAACTTCTATTGCTATGTTCATGGTAGGCAAAAACAGGTCTATCTGCAACTTCGTATTTGATAATGTTTGTTCTTTGTGAAAATCAACTTTATAGGAATCTTTCATCAATTTATTTAATAAATATTTCTCAAGTTTTGATCCTGTTTTACTTGCTAGTCTAACAGCTTCATTTGCCATCTTTAATATATTTTCTTTGGTATAATCATCAAGATTTTCCCAATTTTGTCTGCTCTGTTCTTTTCTTGCTTCAAGTTCACTTTCTGATAAGTTATCCCATGCATTCATAACAGAAGCGCCTATTTGCTGCTTGGTTTTTTCTGATCTTTCTTTGCCTTTTGTTGGATGACAATGAGATCCTGTTTCCAAGGCATTCTTTTGCGCTTCTGATTTATCTCTAATCTCTATACCAAGCTTAACAGCGTCTCTACGAATTCTATTTGCATACGTATTATATTTTTTAGCAATAGAAGCAAAACTTAGCTTATCTCCTATATAAAGTTTATGTAATAAGCTCTTTTTTTCTGAATCTGTTAAATCAGAGTATACATTTATGGATTGTGTCATATGTCATATTCTCCGCTATTCCGATACTATTATTCCATGCAATAGTATAAATATCATGAATGTGTTTGGTGTTTGATATTATTTTTACATTAGATTTGTTAAATATATTTTTCCATTCTATATAGTTATTATATGATGCTGTCCAAGGTGTTGAATTTGTAAAGAAATATATATTGTTAGTTTTTGGAAAATTAACACTTAACAACAATGATGATATATCAAAAACAAATAAATCTCCTTCAAAATATCTAGCATGGCTTATTGGTAATAATGGAACATTATAAGTATCATGCATTTCGCAATATTGATTAAATATGCAAAAATCTAACTTTTTGTTATTAACAATAAATGATTTAACGATTGAGCAGAGATGGGTGCAGAAATTATTATTCTCTAGCACCGGGATCATGAATCCTATATTATTTTTTAGCATACTAATACCTTAAGAATGTCGCCGTATGTTGTATATTCTGTTGTAATATCTGATGTTTTGTTGAGATCTACAGACTGTCCGCTAACGTCTATGAGATTACAGCCACATAACTTTGCTTCCATTAGATAGTCATTATTACTATAAAGATAATCAGATGATTCTAAAAGAAGATCTTTTCTAACTTCCTCTGTTATGTGTCCTAAGTGCTGATAGTGTTTTATATTATTACCATTGAACATTTTGATTGGCTCGACAGTATTAGGATATAAAATTTGTTCAAGTTGAATGGGTATGGACGATATATTGTCTAGAAAATAGATATATTGCTTCTGTTTGTGTTTAATGTCTAGACTATGAAAAATCTTATCATTAATAATATGCTTTGGTAAAATAATTTCATTTGATAGCCCCAATGACTCATGAACTAAGAATTTATATATGAAATTACTATATTTATCAGAAAAGATTTTTGTGTCATTATCGTTATAGACAATAAATTTGATTTTTTGATGAAATTCTTGAATAAATGATTCTATTTCTGGACTTAGGATAGAGGCATTAATAATCATCAGGTCTATATTAGTATTCATACCAAAGTAATATTTATAAATACCATACCCTGACACATACTCAATCATATTATAATTACTGTTTTTATAGTAAAATATATTTCTATTAAATTTACTATTTTGTCTTGTGATACAAATATTTGTCATAATGTTTCTTTGCTATGGATAAATCTTTTATAGTATTTATTTTGATAGGTAGATTTTTGTTGATAACGGTTGCTTTTAGATCTACTCCGTGATCCATTAGTATATTAAGAAGTTCAAACAGAAATAGCTTATTATATTTTTTATCTTTATATAATTCAATAATCTTTTCAATTGTTTGTTTATTTAAATATGCAAATTCCAACCATCTATTAGGCAGATCATAGAATAGGTATTTAATTTGATTGGTATCATTACATCCTATGTCAAATTGCGTCTTTGGGTCTTTTGAAGTAATAGGAATAGATGAATATAGTATATCTATCGTTAATTTATCCAATGGTAAAATTCCATTATTTATTATTATAGCATTATTAATCGAATATTCCTGAAGACATTTTATCAATGATCCTGATTGATTATCGTCATCATAATCTGGATTATATACATAAGTTATATTTTTATATTTGCTAGTTTTTTTAACGATCTTGTCATGCTCAAATCCTGTACAGATATAAATATTAACTGGATAATAGAATCTTTTTAGATATTGTATTTGATAGTCTATTACGGTTAAATTTTTAGATACTTCCAATAATGCTTTAGATCCAATTGATTTCATACCTTTAGTAATATCTGATACTAATAAGATAGCACTATATTGATTTTTCAATTTCATAGTTTTTAATAATGATATTGGGTATCATGGATAAGGCTTTAATTAAATCACCACCAATAGCATTAATCATAGACTTGTATATAGCAACAGGAATAAAAATTCCATTCAGATCATCGGGAGATTTCATTATTATATGAACATTATCTTGAAGAACTTTAAACATATAATGACAATGATTTACCATATCATTTATTAAATTATTTTCTTTTCCACCGTCGATTGCCATAAGGAATTGACAGTTAGAATCTGCTACATTGGTTTCTGCAGCTATGTTCAAACAGCTATTAAATGTTACATCTTCAATAAATGCATGAGCTTTCCATTTAATTTCTTTAGCAACGGTTTTATTAAATATATCAATTTTTTCTAATATATTTGTTGATGTTCTAACTATTAATGATAAAAATTTTGGTTTAATATCTAGATTATTTATGTAGTCTACGCATGTTGTAATTTGCTCATTATTTAGTGATCTCATATCGACAACAAGATAATATGAGATTTTAGCTTCTTGAATAATATGTTGCTTTAGATCTATAGAATCTAACTCATTTTTTTCATTAAGATATTTATCTTTAGAAAATCCATATGAACATTTATAATTTTTGATATAAAAATAATCATCTAGAGTGGAGATTTCTTTAATATCTTTAATATATGATATTATATTGAACTCACACGGTTCATCAGCAGTTGCTTCTTTAGCATATAGACACAATTTGCAGTGGGTGTTTGCCATATTAGATTCCTGTTTTATTTATTGTTATAAATGATACGATTTCTTCTTTTTTTAGATCAGCCACAACAAGATTATTTTTTTGTTTACAATATTTGATAATATCATTATATGATATGGTATTATTGATAGATCTAATATTTTGAAAGAAGTCTTTATCTGGCATCGTACCATCAATAAAAAGTTTAGCAATCCTTTTTAGATTTGGAATAGATAATAATAAAGCTCCACCGGGCTTAATTTTGTCTAAAATAGTATCTAAAGCATTATATGCATTTGTCTCGTCAAAAAGATTAAACATATAACAATATACTGCGTCTATAGAACAACTGAATAATGAGCCTAAATGCTCAACATTAAAGTTATCTATTCCCGGACCAAGCGGTTGAGAAGATTGTTGATTTCCTGTGACTAAGTTTATTTTTTTGCTCATAGTTGTACTGATATATAGTAGTTATTAGAAATGATAGTATCTATAATAGTAACAAAACTATCATAGTTATAATTTGCTTCCAAATATTGTGTACTGTTGTCAATAGTATCTTGACTATAAGAAGTTAAGATTTGTTCAATAATATTAAGACAATTTTCAAAATTATCTATTCTTGACACTATTGCTTGGTCATTATTGACTAGTGATGTCAATCCGTAACAGCCACAAGATACTCCAAATAAAACATTGTAATAATCTGTTGTATCTATACAGATTTTTGTATTGTTTAATTTTTCTTCAATAGAAACTATATCTTTTATATTTTTTATATCTATTAATTCTATATTAGTGAATTTAGACGATATAACACTATGAAGTATTTTAGCTTGTTTTTCTTCTGTATTATATAATATGGCTACATTATTAGATCTATCAGATGCTATCTTGGTTGATCTTATTTTTAGTCCATACTTTATATATTTCTTATTTGGTAAAATTTCTGGTTGAGAATTAGTAAATGAATATATCGTATGATTTGATAAATGACTATTCATCAAAAATACATCTTCTTTTTTAAAGAAGTTGGGAATAGGATTATGCATAAACAGTATCTTGTTTGCATATAATTTCTTATACTTCTCTATATTTTGAGAATAATTAACCGGATCATTAATAAAGCTTAATCCATAGTTTATTAATTTATTATCAAATATAATATTATCAGATATAAATTGATATTTTTTAAGATCATTGATAGCTAGATCATATAGGCCACCAATTGGATTATATGCTATATTTAAAGAACCTATTCCTTTATTAAAAAGAATACCATGAATAATATTACTTATTGGATAATTTATTGACATACAATCTCGGTTATATTTGGATATTTTGTGTGTTTATGTTTGTTTTCATAAGTCAAAGAGTCGCCAATCGCTCTCGCCAAAGAAAAATAACTAAAGTCTTGTATAGTTTCTGGATAAATATATCCATTGTTATGAAATGCAAACTCATTATATGTATCAAGTTTTGTTCTATCAATAATAGTTTTATTTTTATTCCTAGCAAGGTATCTGTTAAAGCCAGAATCAGCATTATAATTACAAAGATCAATATAAATGTCACAAGAATTATGCATAGAGATTATCTCATCAGTGTCGAAATACTTGAAAAATAAATTTATATTATCATTAACACTATTGATATTTAGCGACTTTTGTATCTCTTGAATCTTTTTATTGAAATCTTCGGGTATCGTATCTGGTGGCTGATTAATAAACAGCATTAATGATACGTTATCCGTACCTGTGGACGCTAAATAAAATGCTCGAATAATTTTCTCTATTATAGCAGAGTCATACAGACCTATGTAATAAATCTTTTTATCTGATCTACAAGTGCTAAAATCTAAGGTTTTTGTATTGTGATACAATCCATAGTAGTCAAATATCCTTACGTTTTTGAATCCGTATCCCGACGTTAAGAAGTCATGATATTCTTCTGTATCAACTAATATTAGATCAAAATTAGCTAAAGACTCAAAGTATCTATTTCTATTATAGATTTTATCCAAAAGAGGTATGGCAACATTTTTTGATGATATCGGAAGATAATCTAATAAAAGTTGAACTGGGCCATGTTGAATAACCATATCATATGATTCTAAATACTTTGTTCTTTCCAAATTAGAGATTATTAGACTTTTATGATTATTTTGATTATTGTTTACATAGATAGGTCTAATAGATAGATGTTCTATTTTAGTACTATTGTTAAGACAGTCTATAATATCTAGACTACTAATACTCAATATGTTATTATTTTTATATGGTCCTATATACAGAGTGTTCATGAACAAGACTCCTTTATCTCTGCATATTTAATAAAATCTTCATTAAATTTTATATTTTCTGTTCTTGCTCTTTCCGCCTGATTATGGTTATTGACCATAACCGAAATATTATTTGCTACATCTTGATATGCAGCGTTCTGTATATTTAATCCATTTTGTGTAAATCCATGAGTGGCGTCTTTGCACATATCTAATATGGACATGGTAGACATTTTACTAATATCTTTCAAATTATTTGAACACATATTATATATATTGAAAAAGCCATTTTTAATATCTAAATCTTGCGCGTTAATATTTGGCGCTGGTAGATAAGTTGGTGGATCATTCCATGATCGTCGTGCATGGAATAAATGTGGAGAGTCTAAGAAATTTTCCCATATTTTTGCAGTATGGTCCCAATCGTAGTACCTTTCAGCAAGACTTCTGACATTTTTCTTTTTTTCTTTTAGTTGATTTGGTCGTAATCTTATATGCTTTTTAATAATTTTAACTAAATCGTTATTGTCCGGATATGCTCTAACAGCTTTAGTTTCTAGCTCTTTGAAGAATGCTCCGATCTTTATAGGATAGGCATCTAGTTTATTTATCACATCTATCATAGCACTATAATTTACTGTTGCTATTGGAACACCACATGCGGCTGCTTCTATTTGTGGCATACCAGCACCTTCACAAATAGCATATTGTACGTACAGATCAAAAACATTGTATATGTCAGATAGGGTTGGATTATCAACACCATTTGTAACGCTAGTAAATTTGCTTGATGGCTCAAAGCATTTTTTACATATTTTTGTTGGATGTGAATATACATTAGCGGCAACATCGCCACATCTATGACATCTATAGGTAAAATAAACCCTATTTAATAGTCTATGTTCTTTGAGCAATTCTGGAAGATCCCACCCAGCATCAGGATAACTGGTGTGTAGATATAAATAGAGCTTATCTGCTTCTTTAGATCCTTCTGCATACATTTCGTCTAATAATTGGCGAAATGCTTTCATTAATTCTGGGAAAAGTTTACGTTTTTGATTACGCATAACGGTTCCAATAATATAACTATCTTCTGGCAGACCCAATCTATTTTTTATTACTTTAATATCATCATGTGGCTTAAAAATTTTTAGATCAACACCAGGTCTTGTTGTATCTATGTAATTGATTTTATTATTACTTTGTTCTAGTATTACTTTTGCTCCCCAATCAGAGTAAGTAAATATAGCATCGGCATCTAAATATGTATCGATCCATGATTCTTGCTGTGGAGCGGAGTCTACCGTTGGCATAAGAACCCAATTAAAATATGGCCTTAATGGAGATATACCTTGATATGAACTCATCCAATAGTCACGCCAATCAATAACAACATGTGGTTTGAAATCTAGAACAACTTTATCAAATCTCCATCTACCAAACTGATTGTCTCCACGCGACATATATTCTTGATGTCTAGGATCCCCATCCTTAACAGCATTTGCATAATATCTCCACTTTATATCTTTATCTCGTGGATCATTGACAAAGCCATAAGAAGCAAACTCTGCTATATGATATTTATTTGTAGCATGTAGTCTGGTTAATAATTCTCTAGTATAATTTCCAAAACCAGAGTTAACAAAACTTGCTTCTGCTGCGAATAATATTCTTAATTTTTGGTTAGATGATTGCATTGTGTAGATAATAAGAATGGGGGTGGTTAGCCCCCAATCTTATTCCTAAAGTTCCTATAGGTTAGAATCAAAAGGCAACAGGCTCTGCTTCTTCTGTTGACTTTGACTTAGGATTAGATAGTCTTGTAATCTTGGAGAAATTATTTACGCGTACCTTTAGGGTACTATGCTTAACTCCATCCTTTTCCCAACTATCATTTCTAAGAGATCCTTCAATTAGTACCAGATCGCCTTTCTTAAACGAATTAGCAATAATTTCCGCACCACTATCCCAAGCTTCGCAATTAATAAAAGATGTAATCTTATCCTTGTCGCCATTAGCCTTAGTGTACTCTCTAGAAGTAGCAACTGTAAAATTAACAACAGAAGTTTGCTTATTTCCAGTTGTTACAACTCTTACTTCTGGATCGCGAGCTAGATTACCCTTTAGCAATGTAATATTCATTCTGAATCTCCTCAAAAGTTAAAAAACAAATCACTAATCTATTATAGCATCCGGTGCCACAGTGTCAAGATCGTGGAACAAAACATTTATCTACGATTAGGCCGTCTTTGGTCTTACCCTTATCGCCAGCAAAAATCAAAATATTGCTTTGGAATAAATGATGCTTGTACTTATCATATTGGTCAGGGAAAAATATAATCGAATCTAAAATTCCACTCTGATCTTCTATACTAACGAATGCCATTTCTTGTCCTGGATTTTTACCAGTTTTAGTTTTGACTATATTAATATTAGAAATTTCTCCAGCAATTAATATTTTTTTAGCATAGTCTGTGTTTTTAAATTCTCTACAGTTTGTATTGGTCATTGTAATATCATATGTGTCTAATTTTGAACATGATATAGCGGTTCCTAGTAGAGACTCTTCATTGTCTGCCAACCATTCTATTTTGTCTATTAGAGAATAAGGAGGATTTATACTAGCTGATAAAAGATCCTGTATTACTTTTTTTCTCTTAACATTCACTTTAGGATGATTAATTAGATATTTAAAGATATCTTGTATACTACCATTATTAGCAATGATAGTTGAACAATGCTCTATTTCTTTTTTGGTTAGATTTGATGTTAACTCATATTCAAAAAGCATTTCAGTTCTATTTTTACGAAAATAATCTATAGCACCACAACAAATTAATGCTTTTGCTGCTGTAGAATTAATATTTTGTAATATAAAGAATATAGTAGAGATATAGTTTAAGTTTTTAATAGTGAATTTTTTATCTAGCTCTAAAATCTTCTCAAATACAGATGATCCAACACCTTTAATATCTGTGATGCCAAAATATATGTTCTTATTAAAGATAGAAAATAGTTTATTTAATAATCTTAGATCTGGTAAACAAACTAATATATCCATCTCATTAGCATTTTTAATTAGTTGTTTGATCTCTTGTTGTGGATCAATTTTATCTTTGGCATATCTAAGATAGGAACAAAAGAACGCTTGTGGGAAATGAGCTTTTGTATAAGCAGACAAGTATGCGTTCATAGCATAAGACATAGAATGAGAAAGATTAAATTGATATCTTTGAGCTTTTTCGATCCAGCTAAAAATTTCTTCTGCTTCTTTCTGTGTTACTTTGCCTAATTGTTGACATCCATTAAGAAATTTTGTCTTAACTTTAGCCATCAACTCTGTGTTCTTTTTTCCAATACTTTTACGCAATTCATCCGCCTCTTGCAAATTAAATCCAGCAATTACTCTGGAAATTTCCATCGCCTGTTCTTGATAAATCATTTCTCCGAAGGTATCTTGTAAAACTGTCTCTAATATAGGATGAAAATAGTCTATGCTTTCTCTACTATTTTTTCTATCTATATAATGATTAGTAATACTTTTACCATCTCTCATGGCTTCTAGCGATCCTGGCCTTAAAACAGCAATCAAAGCAGATAACTGTTCAATATTTTCTGGCTTTAATTTTTTAGCCATCATTTGTCCAAGTCTAGATTCTAATTGAAAGATTCCTTTGGTATTACCATCCGAAATCAGTTCCCAAGTTTTAGAACATTGTAAATTAATATCTGTGATCTTAGGAGAAAATATTAACTTGTTCTTATCTACTATGTCAAATGAACATCCGCAACTAAATTTGTATTTTTGCATTTGCAAAGGATCCCTTAAATTTTACCTTTTCTCCAAGTTTTCTATGTAACTTTAAAAATCTAATCATGATTTCTGCAGTATCTTTAACATCCTTTAGAGCATCATGGGCACCCTCTTTACTCAAACCCAGATAATCTCTTAGGTTATCTAGCGTATAATTTTTAAGCTCATTATTATACTCAAACCAATAAAACAGAATATTCATAACATCAATAACGTCTCTAGGATAAAACAAATCTGATTTGGCTTCTTTATTAAGATTGCCATATTTAGTACTTAATCTTTCTATAATCCTAAGATCAAACCTATTAATATTATATCCAGCAGCAATTGGTGCAGTGAAGCAGGATTTTTTACCATTAGATCTAGTATGATACATATTTAGATATGAGACAAACATTTCCCATCCAGTTTTTTGATCTTGATAAGAGCGCCATGATTTAAGAATATCTTCTTTAGAGCACCCTCTTACCTTTGAATGGAAATCTAAAACATCGCTGTCTTCATATTTATATGAAGCATTATTTTCTAAAGCTTCTGGCTTTAAATGGATATTAAATTCTGAATTTGGTATAATTTCTAATTTAATTGGATCAACTATAATAGCAGCAATTTGTACTGGACTACATTTTCCTGGATCTACTCCGTCCGTTTCCAAATCGAAAACGCACAATTTTTGAAAATTAGGCATTTACGGTCACCACATTTGTAGGTTGCACAAAAATACGTTCACCGGCATTTTCTACTGCTTGAGCATTAATAGATCTACAGCAACTAACTTTAACATCCTGTATTCTAACATATTCTTTACCGTTTATAGTGAATCTTTCGCCCACTTTAATATCTGAAAAGTTTTTATTCATAATTCTATTCCTTCATTCATTAGTAAATCTGAAATGTACATAGCCTTATCCAAAAAGGCTAAACCAAGTACATCAAATTTAATTACACCTAGAGATTCAAGGTCTTGCATCTCCATACCGGCTATTGTCTGATCATTTTTAGAGTCATATACCATAGGGCATATTTCGCTTAGTTTTTGACTAGATATAACCACTCCTGCTGCGTGTTTTGACTGATTGGACTTAGTACCCTCTAATCTAATAGCCTGCTCAAATCTTTTTGCAAGAGGACCGGCCAAAGTATCGTCATCGTTTAAAAAACACCATTCCTTTAGTCTATCTGATTGATTTTCTAAAGCCCATCTAATAATAGATGACTCTCCTGTTTCTTCTTTCATTTCTTGTAGTTCATCAGCAATTTTTGCTTCGTCTGGAATATATTTGGTAATTCTATTCATCTCTTCAAAACCTATATTACCATATACTCTAAGTACTTCTTTTAATGCTCCTCTACCTTTCATGGTATTATATGTAATCATTTGAGATACTTTATCTTCGCCATATTTTTCTTTAACGTATTCAATAACGTTTTCTCTTTTATTAATTGGTACGTCCATATCTATATCTGGTAACGATATTCTATCTTTAGTATTTCGACCAGCAGAATAAAATCTTTCAAAGATCAATTTATATTTGATAGGATCTATGTCTGTGATCCCAATTAAATATGACACTAAGCATCCAGCAGCACTGCCTCTTCCCGGTCCTGCTAGCCATTGGTTATTTTTTACGTAATTTACCATATCTTGAACTATTAAGAAGTAACTGGACAAACCAGCTCCTTGTAATACTTCTAATTCGTGCTTTACTCTTTCAACATAAACTTCTTCTTTGTCGGTATCTATTTTGCCTTTGATTTTTTCTTTCCAGCCATCTCTACATAGTTGTCTTAAAAAGGTATCTGGATCGTATCCTTTAGGACACTCGAAGTCTGGTAAAAATGGCTTATGTTTGATTTCGTAATCTTCGCATAAATCAGCAACAAGATTAGTATTGTCTAATTCTTCTTGAGTATGAATATCTTTCATTTCATCATAAGAAGGTATATGGTATTTATCAGACCTAAAGAAGCAGCCCATTGGGATATCTTCATTAGATAATAGTTTTCTATTTATATCAGAAAGAGTTACTTTGAGATTATTGCATAGTAATATTCTTTGATCTATTGCGTCTTCGCTTTCGCAATAATGAGCATCTGGCGTTGCTATTAATTTAACCTTATTATCTTTGGCTATTCTTCTAATCGTATCTGTTAATTCAATCTGACTAGGATTATGATCTTTGTCTATTAGTTGAGACTCCAATAAAAAATTATCATAACCAAACATATCTCTCATTTTGGCTACAAACTCTTTACCAATACTCATGGGGTTTTCAGCATTATGTAATTTATTTGCCAGAGTTGACCCTAGGTGACCACAAAATCCTATAATATTTCCATCTAATAATTCTGATAATGTGTCAAAATTAATACGAGGTTTTTTATAGAAATAATTTGGCAGATTGCATTCTGATATGATTTTTATGAGACTTTTCCATCCAGCATAATTTTTAGCCAATAATAAAAAGTGGGACAAATCTCCATTTTCTTTTGTTTGCATAGACGGATCTTGTTCGCAAACATATATCTCACAACCCAAAATTGGCTTTATGCCAGCAGATTTCATACTTGAATGAAATTGTACCGCTCCTGATATATTGCCATGATCTGTTAATGCACAGGATTTTGCTCCTATGCTTAGACATCTTGCTGCTATCTGCTTCGGCTTGCTTAGTCCATCTAATAAAGAATAGTGAGAATGGACATGAAGCGGACTATAATATGACATCAAGTTGATCCTGGAGCCTTATAAGAACCAAAAGTATGATTGGTATGCTTGTATTGTTTTACCACAGCATCCATGCCGTGCAAGTCCATATCATGCTTGATTTGTTCGCACTTAGTCATGTATGACCCCTGTTGACATAACTGATTATCCCTATATTCAATAATAGGTAAAATATTGCTATTTTCAAATGTTGTTTTTCCAAAATGACATAATTTTGAACACATCCAGCTTTTGTTAAGTCTTGGCTTTTTTGTTTGTTTAATGTATTCAAATTTTTGTCTTAACATATTCTCTGTGTCTGCTAGATCTTTTTTATCAAAGCATATTGAGAATGGGCCACCATCATTAATAAAATATATGGAAAATATAATATGATCTATGTTCGGATATAGATGACTTATTGCATAATGATATATTCTTAATTGTGGATCTTTTTCGAGTTTTTCTTGTGTTTTTTCTTGACCAGTTGCCCAATCTAACCGTCTGCCAGTTTTCCAGTCTACTATTTCAATAGTTTTTTCATTGGCCAATGTTACTAAGTCTATTGTTCCTTTAAGTGCTAGATTTCCAGTAAGTAAACCATCATCTGTTTTAAATGAATATTCAGCCCACTTTTTATTGATGGTAAAATCAAAATGCTGTTCTGGTCTTAATATATTTCTATTCCTGGGATCAAACATCCCACTATTAAATTCTATAGCCTTGTAAACCCAAGCATGACAATCTTTGTAATCTTTGGGAGTCCATTTATGATGGGGCGAGGCATCGGAATAATGCTTGTATGACTTTTCTATTAATGTGTTTAAGTTATAGTTTGAAGTATCTATCTTACCAGCAACATCGTCATCAACAATTTGAATATTGTCTTGTTGAGCTTTTTTAATAATGGCCAATATTTCTAATACCTTATGTACAATAGTTCCTTTGTCTGCTTTTTGTCCTGACGGGCCTCTCCATCCAAGAACATATTCGAGAAAATATTGTTGCTCACACATGCCATGAGTATTGTATGATGAGCTACGAAAATATGTAATTATAATAGGATCATTCCTTTTTGTTGGAGAAATTCAAGAATTTTATTATTTTGTTCTGAGATGGTCATATTTGCATTGTCTATAACACAATCAAAATTATCTTCATCATAATTTATAGGGTCTAATGCTGATTCACTGGCATGATCGGAATGATGAGGGTCTCTTGTCAATTTAATCACCCATCCGTTAGCATTCTTAACAACATCTACTTCATTTGGAAATCTACAATCTGCTATTATAGCAAAATCCAAATTATCCTGAGCAATCTTCTTAACAGTTGCAGACGCCCATATATCATTTTTCATTTTACGAAATATATCAGTCCCCACAACTTGCATAACTTGTCTAGCAGTCATCAGACCGCCATATTCACTCCAATTTTCACTATATCCTGGAACGTCTTTCCAATCAATATCAGTAAATTCATTTTTCTTATTATCATCCCCATAGCATTGATCATATGTTAATCCAAGCATATTCATGCATATATCTTGTTTAAGAGGATCTGCAAAATTATATATTTGTACAGAACCTAAAGTGCTGAGGATATTGTTAACAAATTGAGCGCATGTTGTTTTTCCTGACTGCTTGCGTCCAGCAAATGCTATAATTGTTGTCATAAATTTAATGCTTCTATTTGGGGTAAGATTTCGCTTTTAATCTGATCTACTGTCATGGATCCTATATCACTTCCTGAAATGTTGATTGTGAATATATTATATATCTTGTGACATTTTTTCTTTATCATTTCACAAGCCTTGCGTCCAGCCTCATCGTTATCCATGATTAGAACCAAAGACAACGCACCTGAGATATCTAATAGTATCTTCTGACGATCTGACAGGGAAGATCCAAAGACGGCAACAGAATTATGTATTCCAGATTCTTCTAATCTCCATACGTTACCAGGACTTTCTACTAAAATAGCAAATTGTTGTTTAACAATATATTCTTTAGCAAACCAAAAATTATATAAGGATTCCTGGGTCTTAAAATCCTTGCTGTGTCTCCACTTTGACATTAGCCATAATTCGTTATCGTTTGGACATTTATCATCAATATTATGAAAAGATTTACAAATTGCACACTTTTCATGAATGCTTCTTCCTGTGCAACCAATCATATATTTATAATCCATGTCATAAACAGGAACAACCGCCCTGTCGGACATCTCTTTACCGCTTGCCACGCAGTCACCAACGTCATATTTTTTAAGTATGTGCTCGCTATACCCCCTATTTAAAAAGTAGGAGGAAGGGATATCTAGAGCCTTCTGAATTTGTTTTCTGGTCAATTTATTGGACGAATTAGCATTTTGTGCTGTGCTAATATAGTTGACCGTATTTACAAAATTAGTCTTCTCAACATGTTTTTTATCTATCTTGATATCATCTAAATTTTGTTTAATAAATTTTTCTGCAAATTTTATAGCCTCATCAAAAGTACAAGTCTGATCTCCGTTACACTTCCATCCGTGTTCTTGATGAGAAAGAACGCCTCTAATAAATCCTATTATAGAAGACTTAAAGACTTCTTCACACTGATGAGTTCTGCACTTCCAGTTGCCTCTATATGTATCTCCATCAGGATACAAATTTAATGCAGAGGAATTATCACCACCATGAATTGGACAACTCATAGTGATCATTTTGGATAAAGTTTTATATTCGATATCAAAATACGATAATAGTGAATCTATATCATCGCATAGTTTATCAGATAAAATCTTTAATTTTTGTTGATTATACGAATGGTATTTCTTCTTGATCATTGTTTTCATCGACTACAAATCCATCTTTTTTAGATGAGGTATTATGAGAAATTTCTAGTTTGGTTTGTCCTTCTGATATTTTTGCACACCAACCCGTTAAGTTAAAGTTGATATAATCATTATCATCAAGACAACCTCCGTGTCTACTAATTAATGGTACTAATTTTCTATTACCAGATTTTCCACCATCTTCAGCAATTTCTTCATCGCTTTTTCTTTTGAATATACTGAAATTGCTACATAGCCATATAATTCTATCAGACCCAGATGCGGTATCTGTACTTTCCTTGGTAATACCATCTCTATTTAATTGGATAAATCCAAGAATAGGAACCTGATATTTAACAGCAAAGTTATGCAGTGCTGTCATCATGAATCCAAGGAGTTGATATTCCTTTAAATCTTGAGACATACCGCTAGTGTCCATCAATTTTAAATAGTCATAAATGATCAAACAATCCTTTGCTGTGCCATCCGAATTCAAACCCACTTCTTTACAAATCCACCTACGCATAATACTAAGTTGTTCATCAAATGGTTTCCCAGCAATAGACTTATAATAAAGTTTAGTATTTTTTAGATCTTCAGATGCCTTCTTTATCTTTTCTAATTGTACAGGGGATTTATTGAACTTGCCGGTTTCTATAGCATTAATTTCAACTTCTGTCATCATAGCCATAACTCGATGAATATGATCTTTATTGCTCATTTCGGTATCCATATTTAATACTGGAATACCTAATTTATTAGCAACATAAAATCCTACATTATCTGCCCACATAGACTTACCAGCTTTTGGTCTAGCAGCAATAATATTTACTGTTCCTTTGCGGAATCCTCCACCAATTGACTGATCATATATGGGGAATCCGCTAGATATACCAACTTGATCTACTGGATTGGTAGATAGATATTCTATATATTCATCTAGACCATCGCCAATATGATATGGCTCATTGTCATTTGATAGATTTGATCCGAACTCAAATAGAGAGTCTTCCGCTATAGACAGAATAGAAGAGATTGGTTCTGAACCAGTGACATCTAATAATCTATCTTGAGCCCTTTCTAATTCTTTATGTAAAGAACGGGCGATTTCTAGCTTTTTTATTTTGGCAGCGAACTGCTTGATGTTATCTATGTTGGCTGGAAAATCTTTAATTGCTTTTAGATGTTGTACTTCTTCTTTTTTATTAAGAATATGACTAACGCCCAGATCCTGTGCTGCTGAATATATTGACGCTATATCCAGCGATGACACTGTATCTTTAGAAAATATATGTTTGATACAACTATATATTAGTTGATTACTATCTACAGTAAAACATTCTTGATTAAGAATATCATTAATCTCAAGATAAGCCTTATCTCCATGTTGGAGAATACAGCTTAATACTGCTCTTTCAGCAGACGGGTCGCATAAAATCATAAATTATCCAGGAGTCCTTGCGCACTTGTTACATTTATATCTATTGGGGGCATCATATATTAAGGCCGGATTAACTTGTTCTACTTTACCACATACTCTGCAAGTAGCTTCTACAGGAGAAAACTCTCTTGCTCGTATAGACGGTGGGTGCTGTGCTAATTTGCGATCAATCTCTATATCCTCTCTGTGCATACTTTTTTCTAACATCTGATCGAATTTATTAGTTGATTTTGTCTGCTCTTTTTTGACAGCTTTTTTAGCGGCCTTTTTAGGTTTTTGAACAGGCTCTTCCTCAAGTGTATCCGACACAGAGTTATCCGTCAAGCCCTTTTGTAAAATAGCGATCAACTGCTTAATATCATCATTATCAAGAGGCATGTTTCACCTTTGTCTTTTGAATTGATAGTAATATATCACTTAAATTTTTTATGGTATTAGCTAGATAAGACAGTCTATCCATTCGTTGTTTAGCATATTTTTTAATATTATTTAATGCAGATGCTTTGTCATTGTGCTTGATGGCTTGTAATGATTTTTCAATATATCCATAACCTTTATAGTTATTGATTTCGTCTGCTATTGCTTCTTTAATAGACTCTTCTGACCAATTATGCCTAGCAATCTCTCTATTTAAACTTCTTTGTAGATAAAATCCAAATTGAGATAACCTATACGAAATTTGAGCGCAGTCTTCTGGGCCTAGTTTTTCTATTTCATCTCTAGTCATATTTAGATAAGAATTCATTTCAGATTCTGTCACAGCACAACCAGCGGCATAGTCTGGAAGTGACAGAGTTTTTTCATAATCATCTAATATTTTATCCCAATATTGTAGTTCTTCTTTTGCTGGCTTATTCATGTTTTAATTTATCTTTCCATTGTGATTCTGATTCATTGTATGATAGTATTATATGATTGATTCCATTTTTTTCACACCATTCAAGTTTTTGTTGATCTCGTTTTTTTGCTTTTAAAAAGTTTAATACTGTATTATGATAAAATGGAACAAATTTAAAATGTTGTTCTCCATGAACTTCTATACATGTTTTAATTAGTGGCAAATAAAAATCCAAATACAAAGTCTCAGATCGTCGTAATGGTATAGGAACTTCTTCTAGTATTTGTAATGTTGGAAATGATATAGTAATCAGTTTTCTAGCCTGTAGATGAAGAGAGGATTTATTCTGCAGTCTTCCCTTTGCAATATGTCCTGTTAATTGCCAGTTAACAACATTATTGTCTAAATCCACAATTGTCATTTTAATCCTAGTAGCTCTTTGACTGATTCACTTATCTTTTTATATGCTTCATTATTTTCTACTAAAAACGCTCTAACTTTTTCAACACCTTGAAATTTAGGCTTATCTTCTAAACTAGGTATTGTATACCAAGCACCACCCTTTTGAATTACGCCCAAGTCTGATGCTAGATTAATCAGTTCCGTGTGCTTATCAATACCTTGACCATATCGTATAAAACTAGTAGCAGTTGCTCCTGGCGCACCTAATGCGGAACAAACAACTTGCCACTCTATTTCTTGGCCGATCTGAGTATTATCGGTCCCTACAACCCATGGCTTGAATGTTTTTGCTCGTAATTTAATATCAGTTTGGTATGCAATAGCCTGACCGCTCTTCTCCTTAAACTCTGCACCATATCCTGTTGGATTACCCATTAAGTGCGTAATACCAATTACAATATTTCTATTTACAGGAATCACATTTGCAATCTTACGACAAAATTTGGCTAATAATTTGGCACCATCTGCTCTTTGCATTTTATCCATATCGCTGGTAATTTCAGCTTCTGTACACAAAGCAGAATATGAGTCTATAATCAAAACA